TGATACTTGACCACCTTCTAATGTGGTATATTTAAAACTATTCCATTCTTCATCAGTTTCATATTTTAAAAAAAGATTATAAGACCAATTCCCATAACCTCTAGGTGTCCCTGTAAAAAGTGCGTGTCCATTACGATCTGACAATGTTGGTCGCAATACCTCAAACCATGCACTATCTTTAATATCAGCGAATTCATCTATTACTAAAAAATCTAAACCTACACCTCTAAGTGATTGTTCATTGTCTGCCCCTCGCAAACTTATAGTTGAATTATTTTTTAAATAAACAGTTAAATCGGCATGATTGACTGTTGAAACCCATTTGTGTTTATAAAGCCTATCAATCAAATCATTCCAAACAATATTTTTTGCCATTCGATAAGACGGAGCAACATACCAAACTTTTTTTTTTGGGTATCTTGCAAATCTTGCTAGTTCATTAATAGCAAGAAATGTTTTACCAAATCTTCGTCCACTAATTAAGACTCTAAACCTCGCCTTACTATCTATGACAGTCTGTTGAGGTTTAGTTAATCCCATTAATCATACGACCAAGGTAATGGCTCATTATTTTCAGATGTTTCAAGTTTATCTTTTTGACCTAACATTTGCTTTCCTAACCATATTAACATTGTGGTATTTCCAGATTGTGCTTTTTCCCATTGCATTCTTCTAAGGCTAGTTTTTCCTTGATCTCGCCCCTTTTTTAAGTACTCGGAAAAATTATCTGCCAAAGTATCTGGGTGACACCCTACAATGGTTGATATTTCTTGATTTGTGCAGAATATTGAAGCCAATTTTTCAATTAAATTTGTATCTAATTCTTTTTTTGGTCTGCCGACCGATTTCTTTTCTGTCATTTTTTTCACCTCTTATACCCAGAGTGTGGGTTGCTATATTTATGCTGAAAGATTTATAAATTGTCAAATTTTTTTAACACAATTCCGTATTCATTTGTGCCTTTTGGTATCTGTATATCATCACGAAGAATTAAGTGGTTTTCTCTTTTAAATTTGTTGTAATTTACATAATGATGCCAACGACCATATCGCCATGTGACTCTTGAAACATCAGGGTGTAATTTAAGTTGCATTTGAGATTTTGGCACTGTTCCCTCTTTTGCATAAAACTCTTCTGTATTCCCACCTTTGACTGTTTGTGTTCGTGCTTTCTCTTGTAAAAATATATTAAATTGTATCGTGCACCAACCTGCTTTTAACATCTGTAAAGACAAATCAGTATCTTCGTTATATCTACCACGCCAACGAAAAGGCACATCATTACGAATTAAATTACAACTATAAATTCTTGTATTAACTGTAAATGGTCCATACCTATCACCCCACTTATCAATCACAAAGAAAGTATAATTTGGCCCTGCCATTGCCACATTTTTATAACGCAAACAGAAATCTTCCATAACACGCCACATAACACCGTCATAAATTTTAATTCTTTTATTTTTATGCCACCTACGAAAACATTTTATATTATCGTCCATAACCCAATGCCATTTATGGCCTTCGTCTATTGAATGTTGCCATATAAAATTTCTAGCAGCACCAGGTCCAACAGATTTTGACATACCAAGATCATCACATGTATTATAGTTTTCTTGGTAGGTTTTATCTAAAACAAGAATATTTTTTTTGTCTATATACCTTGCATAATCTGTGTATTCCTGTTCTTCAACAACAACACGATAAGGTACCTGCATTTGTTCTAGAGCTTTTACTGTTAGGCGACTTTCTGATCTACCTTTGGTAGGTATATATAGGGGGAACTGTGGCTTATTCATTAAAACAATAAATATTTGTTACCCAAGCTCCTTTTGTCTCTGGTCTATAATCAACATTTTTGAATTTACCTTTTAAAAAATTGACTATTTCAAAATATTTATTTTTTGTTGGTATGTCGTTTAAATGTGCGTGGTGAAATTCAAATATAATTTCTCTAAAGCATGAATAATCATTAATTGATTTTATAATCTCATATTCACCACCTTCTGTGTCTATTTTCATTATTGTTGGTTTGTACTGTTGTATAAGATTATTTATATTTGCACATTTTACAAAAACAGAATCACGACCTTTTTTTGCAATTAATGAATGTGCACCTTTATTTCTTTTTACATTTATTGAAAATGTCCGCATATCGTCATCATTTCCGACTACTGCTTTTTCAAAAACTTTTGTATTTGTACAATTATTTAACTGTAAATTTTTTGATGCAATTTCAAAATTTTCTTTGTCAGGTTCAAAACCATATACAAATTTACATTTTTTTGATGCCATAACAGAAAAAACACCAATATTTAAACCAAGATCAAGACAAATATCATTTGGTTGTATATTTAATTTTCTATATGCACCACCTAAAACTTCTTTTACAACAAAACTATCTGATGTTTCATCTCTAACAATAAAATCTAAATTTTTATAGGTAAACTTATTCCTCTGATACATAACCTTTATCTTTTAAAACATTTTTCTCAATTTGAGGGTACCAAATAAATTTTGTTTTTTCTGTGTAATCTTGTTGTATCATTTTAAAAAATGTTTCAACTGCTTTTTTGTTTACAAAATTAACTCTGATTGCCATATATGGTGATAGGTCATCATGCTCAAAACTCGGCATACCTTCCCATTCTTTTTTTGTATCTAACCATTCGCCATCGCCACGATCAAATGTAATAATGCTTTCTAATTCTGCCTCTTCAAAACCAAGATTACTTAAATCGTAGTTAACATCTAATAATTCTGCTAATTCTTTATGAAGTTTTGAAAAATCCCAATCTGAATACTGATTTGTTTTATTATCTGCAATACGATATGCCTTTGCTTTCTCTGGTGATATATCTGCAATTACAACAGGCACCTTTTCGTGATTTAACATTTTTGCCGCCTCATATCTTGAATGACCAACAATAATTACAAAATTTTTATCTACAACAATAGGTTGTTGCCAACCATACTCTTTTATAGAGTTTGCAACTTTTTCAATATCTCTTTTTTGTCTTGGATTTTTTTCGTATGGTTTTAATTCGCTTAAGTTTAGTTCTAAAACTTCCATTAATGATAAGTTATTTTTAATGTTTCTGTTTTTATCATACCTAACTCTGCAATGATAGTATCAATTAAATGTTGTGCCTGTTCTTTATTTTCAAATCCGGCAAATCGAATATAAGCAGAATGGCTCCCGTCTTTTTCTTGTAAAACAAAAAAGTGTTGCCTAAGGTCTTCTTCCATAGATAAAACATAGTTCAATTAGATTGTTTTGCAAGTTCATGCTCAAACTTTTCTATGTCTTGCCTACTCCAAGTTTGTAATCTAATACCTTTTTTATACATTTCACAATTTTGTTTGAATTTATATTTTTCATGTTCTGCTTTATCAAATCCTTTTTCTATTGGTGTTTCATCTTCCCAACCTTCTGCTGATAACCAAGTGCTTGGGTGTTTTGCAAATTTTTTATCACCAAGATTATTGTAATATTTATTATATTTATCAGCCAACATCTGTGGTTCTTCAAGCCAATCTTTATGTAATTTACCATAATTTCTTCTTGCTTGACCTTTACTGACTTTATAACAAATCTTTTCCCAAAATAAATTAAAGTAAGTATTTATATTATATTTAGATATAGATATAGATTTAGATATAGAAGCATTGCGTTCGCTTTGCGAATTGACTGCGTTTTTATCCCAACGAAACTCTGCTGATTTCTTAGCACTTTCTGTAACACGAACTGCTCTTTCGTATTCTTCTTTTAATCTTTTTTGGGAATAACCTTTTTCATCTTTAACCCAATATAATTTTATTATTTTATTAACTGCGTTTTTGTTTTTGTCTCTTGTTAAATTTACAATAAATTCAAGATCATTAGGTAAATATCCCTTTCTTGCCCAAGCAAAAAATATTAACCTAAAATAAATA